CATTGCGTCTAAAACAAGTGTCTGGTCAGTAGCGTAGCCCCGAACATTTCCTGACACATTCATAAACTCTAAAAGATTGCCTGAATAAGCATTAGCGGTAAACTCCCATTTATCGCCCATATTGTGACTATCATCATCAACAAAAGTAATAGATACATCATTTTCTAATGATTGAGCCGCCTTTGTAATTGCTACTCCTGTGGCTTCAAATGACCCTCCGCCATCGTTAGACCACTTAAAAGTATTAGGATTACCTGTGCCATCTATTTCAACATAAAAGTCTGTATTAGATGTGCCAATATATGTCCCGCTTGTAGACATATCATCATCACCCGTGCCTGTGAAGGTAATTGAACCAATAGAAGTAGTAGCTTTCAGTCTTAGAGTATCCATTGTTTCAGAAGTAGCGGTAAAATGGGCTCTTGCTCCTGAAAGCAAATCTGTAATAGTAGCGTCATCTGTTGAGGTGAGTTGTTCGGCTTGAAGTGTTCCAGAAAAAGTCCCATTAACGGCAGAAGTTATAGAGCCATCTGATATAGTTAATACTCCATCTGATATTGTGCCTGTGGTGGTAAAATTACCAGAACCTATATCTATATTCCAAGTATTAAGTATTGGTCTAAGAATTGTTCCATTATAAAACCAAAATCCTCTGTCAGCTAATACTGCAGTTGCTGAAAAAAGAATAGCTCCTATTATTATTCCTATAATTAGTTTTTTCATTTTAATTTTGTTTCTTTATTAATATAATCAGGTTTAACTGCCACGACTTTTTTGTCTTTTATTTTAAGGCGAACAGTTCTACCGCCTCTAGTATTATAAATATATTCTGGTTTTTTAGGCATATTTAAACTTCATAATAATAATTTATTTTATCTCCGTTAGCTGTTGAATCTACATATAAAAGATTAAGATTTGCGATATTAAAATAATCTCCTTGAGTTGGATATAAAGGAGATCCTCTTCTTCCTACCGAAGCAGCTACTACATTAGAATCCCCTACAACCACTGTTCCAGTATTACTTTCGTGCGCCCCTACCCAAACTCTTCTACAAGCTACAGATGTAGCAGAAACCTGAACTGCTACTCCAAGAGAAGCTATTGTCGTTGTTCCACTACCCACTGTTGAAGAAGGAGAACTGTTAGTGCCTATTATAGCTTGTCCTTCTTCGGTAGCAGGATTTATTGGGCTAAATTGAGTATTCCTAACCCCAGTTTGAAGATATTGAGGAAAGTTCCATACTGGTTTAGGTTGACCCTTAATCGTCTTTTCAACCCCTGTAAGCCCTTGTGAGAGCTGTTTAATCAACTGTTGAATAGTAAGAGAGTAATCCTTTCTACCACTTTCCACAGATGCTCTCATATCTAGAAAGCTTTTTAACATTTCTTCCAGTAATCCTGTGATCTCCGACATATCAGTATTCTTAATCTTTTTTATTCTTTTATCTATATTAGCAATATCAAGTTCTAATTTTTTTCTTGTCGTTTTATTTTCTAAAGAAAACGAATTAACATCTTCTCCAAGCACTTCTATTTTTTTAGACAAAGAAAAGAAGTCATTTTCTTCTTCTGTATTCAATACTTCTAAAATCTTTTTTAGTTTTTTCTTTTTAGTTGGATTCATCATCTTCTTTTATTGTTATTTTAATAGCTTTTTTAATCTTTTTAATATGAGCATCCATTTTCTTTTTTTCTTCTTCTAACTTTTTCTCATATATTTTTTTAATCTTCTCTGTTATTTCTTTTTCTATCTTCTCACCTTGCTCTATTCTATCTATCTCTTTTAACCTTTCTCTATTTTGCTTCATTCTTTGTTTAAGACCTTCATTCTCTTTTAGTATTAAATCCTTATCAGATTTCTTTTCTTCAGGGACTTCTAAGGCTTCTGAAGTATTAAATTGAAGTTCTGATAAAGAAATAGTGGTATCATTAAGCTTTCCTTTTAATGAAACTTGCCCACGATATTCTGTTTTTTCCATTAAGCTCTTTAATTTATCGGATGTAGCTTTAACTAATTCGGGATAATCTCCATTTTCAAACTCTTTGCCATTCCATTTTAGATTATATGAAAAGTCTTCTCCCTCTATTTGTTCGGTAGGGATTTTTAGGACGGACATTATTTTGGAGAATGTTTTGGGGTCGCTTAATTTTTTTACTATTGACATATATTTATGGTTGGTATATAATTGGAATATAAGTTGATATAGAGCTTATTAACATATTATAACGAAGAAAGACCAATTTGGCTATCAAGTTCTATATCAGCTTGGTAGCCTTTTTGGTTACCAATAGCTCTTTTTCGCGCTAATTGTCTTTAATCTTAAGCAGAGCGTGAATAATTCGGCTCAAAGATTAAAGGATAAGTTTAGCTGAGTGGATAATCTATCGCTAACAGCTCTGAACTGTAAGATAATCTGGGAAAAGAACTATGACGGTTTAAAGGTTAAATTGATGTTTCCGTCAAATTTTCTTTCTTTGTTGTAATACATTAAGGCATTGTTCTTTATTATTTAATCTATTTGCTTCTATTTTAAAGAAAGAAAGTAGAAGGAGCTTTTATCTATGGGCTTATTAAGAAGGACTACTATTATGTCTAAACATCCAAGAATAAGAAAAGAATTAAGATATATTTATAAAGGGAAGAAATGGTGGAAACATCTTTCTCCTAAAGATAGAAATGCTTTTATGTCTGGGTTTGAAGCTAATAAAGATGCAGAGAAAATACAGAAGGAGGAAATAAAAGCAAATAAAGTTAGAAGAAATCTAAAAAAATTATGAAAGAACTAAATTTTCTGGCGAGGAATTACTGTTTTTTATCCATACAATCGCCGAAAGATGAATTATGAATAATGATTATAACAACGATATAGGAGATATAGGAATAATAATTGCCATAGCAGTCGGGTTTGTTATGGGTTTTTTGGCTATTTAGTATTTCGGTTTTCCACGAAATATACGACCAGCTATTGTTCCTCCAACAGCTCCTGCTACTCCATATCCAGCATATCTTAATCCTTTTTTAAGCATTCTTTTTAATAGGGGTTTTTCTTTTAATACTTGAATTAACACCCTATAATTCTTATCTGCTATTTCATCTAAAGCACTATACATATTTGACATTTTTTTCATTTGGGAGGTAAATTGTTGACCTCCTTTTGTTATTTCAGCAATATGATTGTTAATTGTTTTTCTTACTCGTCTTACTACTAAATTTATAGATGCTACTCTATCTGGATCTAATACTCCAGATTTGGCATTTTCAAACATATTATCAAGTGTTTTTCTAACCTCCCATAAAGCAACATTATTATTTTCAGATGATGTTATCACATCTTTTGCTATATTTTTTGCTCTTTGAACAGCAGTCGCATTTTCTGGAGTAATCAAAGCTGGTGGTTCAATAGCATCTATTTTAGCTAATAATTCGTCTGGATTATAATCAACTTTATTCTTTGTAAGAAAATTTGAAACGCTTTTTGCTTCTGTTTCAATTCCTTTATTTATCTTTTCTGCGAATTTGAATGGATTTTTGTTATAAAACGGCCTAACAGTTTTTGCTATTTCTTGCTCATAAGAAGTTGGTTTAATAACAGGTTTTTTCCTTATAATACCCTTGACTTTTACTCCTCCCGGTCTTCCAGCTCTCATTATTGCTTGAGTGGCTTCTTTTTTAATAATAGGATTAGAAACTAATTCAAGCACATTAGTAAACTTTTTAGATTCTCTGGTAATAATATTCTTTGCCACTTTCCATACACTTGGACTTAATTTTGTTAATCCTTTTGTATACATAAAAACTTCTGCTACTGATAAAGGAATTTCAGCAAAAGGTAAAGCAGCAGTCCATAAGGGTTTTTCGCCTTCTATTATCTGTGGCACTCTTTCTTCTTGTTCTTGAATATAACTTTTAGTTTTTCCAAGAAAAGGAACTCCTGTTAATGCTTCTCTTGTAATTGTTGGAGTTTTTCCTCCTCTTAATATAGTTTCTGGAGTTTCCAATCCAGCTTTCGCAACTTTTAATGAAGGATCTACAAAAACTTCTTTCATAACTTCACCTGCTGAAGGAGCAAATTTTGAAGGTAAAAGTTGTTTATACCAAGGTTTCTTTAAAAACTCTTTAGCTTCTTCTCCCTTTTTCATTGCTTCCTGAGTTTCTTGTGATATTTCAGCAAAAGTTAATCCTTTAGTAGGTTTAATCTGCTTTTGTATCGTTTTCTGATATTCCTCATCAGAGATAACTTTTCCTGTTTTTTTATTTCTATAAGGCATATTATTATTCTGGGATATATTCCCAATCATTTTGGGTTGCTCCCAAACCCTCTAATTCATTTACTTGATTAGTTAATTTTTCTTGTAATAATCTTACTAATTCATTAGCCCCAGCTACTGCTGCGGCTTCATTCATATAAAGATTAGGCATTAAACTTAAATAAAATATCCTGTCTTGATCGGAAATACGACCCTTTTCATATAATCGTGTAAGTTGCATACCTACTATTCCTTGAGAAGCTTTAAATCTCGCTACTTCAGGACTTATCTTTTTTCCTATAAGTTCTCCCCAAGCACCTTGAATAAGTCCTTTATATTGATCGGGTATTTTCTTCCAAGAACCTAATACACTTTCATCAGATGTTATTTCTCCTCCACCCATTAACTGATTTTTAATATAACTAACATTCTGTTGATCTGCTTGAGCCATAGCATAAGTAAATCCATAAGCAACTAATTCACTGGCTATCGCTTGTTTTTGAGTAGGAGTAATATCAGATAGTTTAAAAGTTCCATCAACAACTAATTTAGCAGTAGGAGATAATTGTTCATAGGATATTGTTTGTCCGGGAATTGTTCCAATTCCCCCCTTTAATCCTGCCTTTATTTCTTCTACACTTGGCAATCCGGCAATTCCAGCAATGTCATATCCCATATTTCTTAATTGTTCTATTTGTTCAGGACTATAAATGTTTAATATATCGCCTCCATATTTTTCTAAACCACTCATTAAAATACTTTCTGCTCGTTCTCTTTGGCTTTCAATTTGTTGCTGTTGTAATTCATATCCTCTTGAAAGGAATTCAATACTCTGATCTAAAGTGTCTTTCCTACCCTTAATTTCGTCATTAATTTTTCTTACGTGAAAATTTATCAAATTAAAGTCATTGGTTTCTATTGCGTGCTGAAGCTCCGGAGTCAAAGCACCTCTCTCCTCATCTGTCAAAGGCCTATCGTATAAATGAGTAAACACCTTATTCCTCATATCAACTAATTCTTGATTTTTATTAAGCTTCTGACTCATCTGATCCATTATTGTATAAAATCTCATAGGATCAGTAGTTCCCATACCTGTTTGTCCTCCTGTCGTTTCTGGCGTTCCTCCTGCTAGTGGTGGAGTTGGAGTAGTAGGTGTAGTTCCTACCGGAGGAATAGTCATAGTTCCTGAAATATCTCCTACCGATAGTTTTTGAAGTAAAGCAGTATTTTGTTCTGCTGTTCCAGTATATCCAGTTCCTAATCCTTGTTGAGAATATAAAACACCCCTTTCTTGAATTGAAGGTAATTGTTGACCTTTTGAAGTATAGTATTCGTATAAATTAGTAGGGTTAGGCATATTTTTTATGTATTATTTTATGGCATATTTTACAATATGTTATGCCATTATTTATATTCCATAATTCTTCGCAATTAAGTGTTTCTTTTAATGATTTGATATTATTTTCTTCTAAAATTAAACTAAACTTTTTAATATGGTGAGCGTGGAGTTTTCCTCCTCTTATTTTACACTTTTGGCAAATATAGTTATCTCTTTCAAAAACTGCTTTAGTCCATTGTTTATATTTATAACAATTCCTTATAAGATGACATAATTTAGAATTACCTTTATAGTTATATGATTTTTTTCCTCTATGTGCTTCACTACATTTCCTTTTTGTTTCTTCAGAAAGCTTCTTACCTTTCATCCATTGACCAAATCCATTTTCTTTTGCTATTTTACTTAATTTATTTTTTGTTTCTTTAGAAAGTTTTTTTCCTTTTTGTGCTTTACTACATTTTTTTCTATATTTATTAGACATTTCCTTTCCTTTATTCCAAGCAACTTGTAATTCTTTTTTACCTTTATTCCAAGGTTGACCTCCATTTTCTCTCCATATTTTTAAAGCATCGTTAACTTTTATATGTTTTCCCTTATTCCAAGTTATATATCCTTTTTCCTTTCTTTTAATCCAAGCTAACTTAAGTTTTATTTTATGCTTTTTAGACCATTGCTTTCCTTTATTATGTGGAATAATTCCTTTAACAAATTGTCCTTTTGAGTTTCTTTTAATCATAATCTTATAATTAGTTAATAAACGCCCCCGCTAAGCTGTTGGCTATGCGGGGGCATAATAAAAACCAACAGCTTTACTTTAATTATAAGATTTCCTTATTAAATTGTCAATAGTAAGCTCCTTTCTGTTGTAAACTTTCTCTTATTAAATCTTGATACCTTTGTTCTTCTGCTGATAATTGTTCGGTTGCCGCACCTCCAGCAATATCTCCGTATGATTGAAATTGTAGTTGTTCAGTTTTTTTAGTAAGAGGATCAGTAAAAGGTAATCCCATTGTTGGAAGTTGAGCAGTTCCAAACGCAGTTTCAAATGCTTGTCCTGCTTGGCGTAATTGTCTTTGTAATTGTCGCCTTGTTGAAGAAACTATACCTGTTTGTTCCCTTTGAAGACGCTCTCGGGCTTGTTGACGGTAGCCTGAAAATGCTCTGCCTCCAGCTACAGCTTCTTCTGCTCCTGTTATTCGTTGTTGCTTAAATACCTCACTTTGTTCACGACTCCACTGTCCACTTTCTTCGGCTACATCCGCTATCATATTAGTTAAATTTGTTTCTCCTATTCTTAATTGATCAGAAAAATATTTGGAAATGACTGGATCTGCTTTTGCTTCTTGCCAAAGTGAATCTAATTCAGCAGGTGAAAGAACTGGCGGAATTTCTTTTCCTTGTTCTTGTTTTTGAGCTAAAAATGCCCACATCGGCTCCCAGAATGATAATTCTTCAGGACTTAACATATTTCTTATTTCTTCAGGGATATTTGATATTGGCACTCCACCATCTCCTCCTACTATTCCCCTCCCTGAAACACCTCCTGTGTCGCCTGGTTGCCCAGTAGGAGCGATTTGTCCTGGAACTTGTCCTCCAGCACCAGAAGGTATATTTAAAACTTCACCCGGATAAATAAGGTCCGGGTCTCCAGAACGAAATCCTGTTATCTGCCTCCAATCTACTCCGTATCTCTGTCCTATTTGAGAAAGCGTTTCTCCCTCTCTAACTTCGTGAGTTGTAGGTTGTCCTCCTCCTTGAGTAGGCGTAGTTCCTCTAGGCACTCCAACTCCTCCAACTTCTCCTATTTTAGGAACTTCCCCAGTTAATTGCTGTTCTGTATATCGTTGCCTTCCTGTATATGGAACTCCCTGTATTTGAGCAAATTCAGCACTTTCAGCAAAAGAACTTACATCTGCTGTATTATATTTAGGAGGTGTAGTGTCTAATTTCTCTCCTGTATCTTCAAATTGAGTAGTAGTTCCCGATTTATATATCTTTCCAGTAGAAGGCTGATAAAAATGAGCTTTATCTTCTTTATAAAAATCTGGGCCTTGTTCTGTCATTTTGAAAATCCTAAAATAACCCGGTTGGCCAGAATAAGTTTTTTCTATATAAACTTCTCCTATTGAAGGCATTTTTCCTTGTGATGTAGTAATTGGCATATTATGAATGTATTATCATATAATTATTTGTAATCTTTAAATCTTTAGTTCCAGCAATAGCATTTATTCCGAACAAGAAACTGGGGTCGGTTGCTCCTGAACCATCAGTAGTATGAGTTACTTCTAATACATCATTAACATAAAACTTTGTTATTCCAGTAGAAGCATCATATTCTATCCTATAAACATTCAAATCAGTAAGAGTAATACCAGTAATTTGAGTTTTGGTTTGACTTCCATCTCCATTTGAAGCATATAAATCACCATCTTCTACTATAAAAGCAAAATGATGAGTAACCAGAGCAGCATTAACAGGTAAAGTAGTATTTCCATCTGTTATTCCCCAAATAACATCTTGAGTTACTATAGCACTTAATTGAACTGCCATTGTTGTTTCAAAATCTCTGACAGAGGTGCGAAATGTGCCTCCAGAAGATACATCAGTTCTAACACTACTTAGAGTGCAATCTACTCCAGCTGACCTTAATCTTGTTAATATTAAAAATCTTGATATAGAGCCGCCTGCTCCCGGTGTTTCTGTCAAAGCATCTTGATAACTTCCTATAAATACATATTTTTTAAATAAAGAGTTTATTCTTTCTTCTGCTAAAGTAACTTCAGTAGATACAAATGTTCCAGTTAAATAAGTTGAACCTTCAATAACAGTTTGTTCTTTTATTCTTGGTATTATTGATGAATTTATCTCATCTGTAACTTGATTAGGAAGCAAACTAAAATTCTCTTTCATTGCGTCAATATAATTTCCAAATTTGTCGTAGTTTTCTAAACTCATTTTTTTATAAATCCTAAATCTGTTATGTTTTCCACATAAATCCCCTCTAAAATAGGAGCTTTTTGGCTGGAATTACCATACCACCTAAAAGTGAAGAAATTACCCTCTAAATTAATCTTTTGCCCTATATTCACTCTTTTATTTAAAGTTATATTCAAATCCTTAAAATCTCCATCATTCTCTTTTGCTTGGAAAGCGCCATCTAATCCATATTGACAAATCACGCTTAATTTGTCTGAAATCTTTTTAAGATGAAATCTATTTCCAAATTCTTGCTCTTGTGTTTCTAACTCGTAATATATTGGAGTAGTGTTATCAGTCGTTCCTTTATCTATTGTCTGAACTGCTCCATCTCTTTCAGCTCCTACCATTTTTCTGCCATCTGTTTCAGTAGTATAATTAGCAAATGCTCTATATCTATCTGCTTTAGAATGAACTGACCAAGTTTCATCTCTTGTAGAAAACTTCAATTCTACATTCTTGTATGTTCTTTCATTATCTTGATTTTCATTTAAAGTAATATCTCCTATGGCGAAAGTAACATTCCAGCCATCTTGTCCAGCAACAACATTCTTCCAATTAGCTTGTGGAATAGCATCTATCCAATCTTGAACTCCTAACCGTGAAATCTGTTCTGGATAACCTCCATTAGTTCTTCTAATATCAATTCCACTAAAGAAATACACTATTCCCTGACAAGTTGTTATTCCCTCTTGTGAAACTGCTCCTACATTAGAGATACTTTCATTATCAACTGTTTTAGAGATGACATTCATTCTGTATAAAGCGTGTTCTTTGAATATAAGTGTTTGATTAGAAGATTCAGCAAAACCAGTTATATTTGAACCATCGTTAGGATTTATATCTATAAAATCTCCAGTATCATTATCATTATTCCAAGTTATAAAAGGTGCGGCAGTCGGATCAATCACAGATGAAAAATATACTCTATCTGGATAAGCAGGAACTCCAGCGCATATCAATCGTTCTTTAGTTCTGAATATTAATGATGGAATAACATTATTAGGCGTATTCTCATAATTCCAGTCATTGCCAATATCTAAAGATGAACGAGCAGAGGTAATTCCGTTAACTATAAATACTCTATCATTAAATACTGCTGTTCTTACTTTAGCGTTATTATCAAGATTAGTTACCGTAGAAGTTCCCCAATCAGATATAGCAGTATCGTAGAAATATATCGTAGCATTAAGCGCTCCTGTAAATATGGATATTAAAGTATTAGGAGAGTCGTTTGCTCCTACGAATTCAGTTAAACCAAGAGGAGTTGAACCAGCTGATACTACTGCTCCTAACAGAGTAGTTCCCTTTCTTACTTTTGCTGCCCCTATAATCTCATCATAATTAACATTTATGCTATGAGCTACACTATTTAAAGGAACTAAATCATTACTTACAGATGATTTTCTTATAACTCCTCTGCTGAAATCTCGTATTTTTAAAGGATTAACAGGCATCAGGGAAGAAATCCCTGCGTTCTGATTTTTCGTCCCTCTGTATCTTCATACTCTTGATTCAATCTATTAAGCAGGGGTTTAAATTTAGCTGTTCTATTCATTGTCTCTTTACTTTTCAACCTTTCTCTTCTCTCAACATATCTGTTATACATTGAACGAGAAGCATTATCTTCTTCTCCATTTTTTTGTCGCAATAAAAACTTCCAAGCTAAATAATATTGAACAACAGTAGGATCTGGTAAAACAATTTCAGTAGTATCAGATACTATCTCTGTCATCTTCTTATAATAGTCAAGATGTCCATCTCGTTGGTCATAATTTGAACTTAAATAAGGATAGAAATATAAATAGCCTCCAAAAGTAGTCCAATAAGTAGGATTTCCACTTGAACCTCCTTGAAATATATCATCTCCATTTAAAGCAGTAGTAGTAGCAGCTGTAATAGTTAAAATCCCATTAGTTCTATCATTAGCAGTATAATCATAAGAGTTTCCTCTTATTTTAACACTACCATCATCAGCAAAATCAGAAGGATCAGTTACATATATTTTAAGGTTTCCGACAGCAATAGGTGATGATGTAGTGCTATGAATTACATTTTGGGTAATAGCATTCCATTTCTCTTTATCTACCCAAATTATATTCCTCTCTGCTGCTATACGGAAATTATAGATTGATCTATTGCTATTCTGATCATCGCAATCAGAAGGCAAAGCCACTCTCCAATTTCCAACTGTTAAAGCTCCTAAGTTAGCATCAAACTCTTGTAAGAAACTCCATCTTTTAAACTCTCGGATAACTTCTATTTGACAATTACTAATTTCACTAAAGGCATATTCATCAGGTAAAGTTTCTGATGTCTTTTTATTTATCATCCCCAAAGCATTATCTATAATAGACCGAGCCATAAATTGCGTATATCCTGCTACTGGAACTCCATCTGAATAATCAGAGAAACTTTGAGTTACACTATTAAAGAATCTAGCAAAATAAAAACCTGTTGAAGGTGTAGTTAATGTAGATACGGTTTCTAAATTATCCCCAACTAATAAAGGAGTAGTTATAGCTTCTTTAGTAGCAATTAAAGTTGGAGCTGAAAGAATCTGAACTTTATCATAATCAATAACTCGTATAGAGGCATTAGCACTATGAGGGAAATTAATAGGAGTGGATAATGTCATTAATGTAAATGGAGTAGTTCCAGATACAGCTGACACAATTTCTGAACCTTCATTTCCCGGTTCTCCTACAAGAATAATATCATTAAAATTAAAGCCAACAGTGCTTTTTATTATTAAATTTAATGAATTTGGCGTGGAATCAGCAGTAAGAAATGTTCTTGGATTATTAACTAATAAATCCGTAAGAGGTATCTGTATAGGCATATTTTCCCTGCCGTATGTAATTTTTAAGCGAGGACGAATTTCCATAAAAAATGATGGCAACCATTTATTTGGAAACTAAAAATTCTTTTATTTGTTCTTGTGTATTATTTTTTTGGATGAAATTTTCCTAAATGAAGCCTTAATCCAACTTCGTTCTTGAATTCTTTTTTACAAATCTCGCAAGATACTTTATCAATCTCTTTAATCTCTTCTTTTATCTTTTCTTCAGTGCTTTGAAGAACATTTTTTCGCCTCTTAGCATTTTCTTCATCAAGCTTTTTCTGCCATTTTGCTTCCTCTTCTGGAGTTTTAATATCGGGAACTTTTAAACTTTCTGGTTTAGTAGGATTTTCAAGAGGCATAGATGCTAATCTTACATTTATCTCTTTCTGAACTATTTTTTCTTCATCTACGCTTGTAATATCAATCTCACGAAGTTGTTTTAAAGACATAGAAGCTAATGCTTCTGTTGTAGGAAATTTAAGTGATAAAGTCATATTAGTATAATGCGTGTAATGTTGCTGTTACATAAGGAGCAGTATCTTCATCAGTTGAAGCATTCATTGGGGTTGAGAATAAAGATCTAATTCTTATATAATCAAACAAATCTCCTCTTGGAAACATCAACATAGCTCCAGAATGTATCCCTACAATAGCTGGAACTTGAACAGAACCAACAGTTAAAGGGCTTCCAGTAGCATTATCAATTATTCTGAAATATGGAGTCCAATTAATTCCATCTTGAGAAACATCAATATAACAAGTTGGTGTGCTTCCCACAGAGATAACTTGAATTGATAATTCACTTCTATCTCCAACTTGATAACCGGATGAAGTTAAAACATAACCGTCTGCTCCATCATTTGTAGCATCAGGAGTTGTTTGAGCATTTAGCATTACTTCTTTTGTAGTAAATGGTGCACTCATAATTTTTTGTTTTAATTTTAACTTACGACCTTTTCACTGAAGCGACTTGTATTATCCGCTTCTCTTTGTTTATAATTCATTCCTCTAAAATTATAATCTTCGTAATAATTAGTCCAACAAATATCTTCTTCAGAAAAAGCTACTTCTTCTAAATTGATATTTGATAAAACATTTACAATTGTTTTTTTAAACTTTGGGTTAAATAACATAGCCCAAGATACAAACTTAAACAATCTATTCCACTTTCTTGCCATTCCATAATCTTCCATCTTATCGTGATAAGATTCTCTCTCGCATAAAATATCAAGCAATCTCTTTAACTCAATAGCTGGATTATTTTTTAAAGATTCTTTATCTAACTCTGCCAATATATCCTGCATCCTATATCTATAAGCCATATCGTATTCAGCGTAGAAGCATATTATATCCCTTAACTTATCACTTACTACACCTGTTAATGACCTATATATCTCTCTAACTGGTTGGGAATAATACTGAACATCTAAGAAATAATCCTCTAATCCGAAATAAGCTATTTCAACATATAATTTACTAAACCATTTTATTGAAAGAACAAATCCTATTTTTCCGAATATACTCGTCTTGTTAAGAATCTTGAATAAATAGGGAATTACCTTTTTAAACACACTGGCTATCATAACTGAATCGTGATTAGGATATATCCTCATTGGCATATATCTTCCTTCAAGATAGCTTAATGCTCCTTTCTTTAAATCAAACTTAAAATCTGTATGATAATCTACTACTTCTCCTTCTGCTTTTAATTGTTCTGGGGTCAGTTGTTTTTTTCTTCTAGCATTTATTACGAATAACCTAAGTCTTTCTTTAAAAAGAGCATTTTTCATTAGTTGGATAAAATCTGGATATTGTTGACTCATTTTTTTGGTGGATTAGGTGTTTCTGGTGGTGGTGGAGGAGGATCTGGAAGCTTTGCTATAGCCATATTTACAAGTGGAGTAAAATGTCTTTTAAACCTATGAACCAGTTTTTCGTATTCTCTTAAGAATTCTTCTGCAATTTTATTGTCTTTTTGTTGTTGTTCTATTTCAGTTTTATTTTCCATAATATTTCAGAGGCGAGGACGCAAGTAAGGAAAATGGTTGCCCAAAACCTTAATTCCGTCCTCTCCCCTACAACCATTTATTTAATTATCTAAGGATAAATAACTCTATATCTAACCGTAACAACAGCACTTCCATTTGAAGCAGCAGTATCATATCCAGTAGTAGTAGAACATATCACAACAGGAGTATTTAATACATTAGCTAAATATCTTACAGGTTCAAGTCCATCTGCTGATACAAATGTTTGGTCCCCCCAGACATTTGTTCCTTTTTGAATAGTATATCTGGTTTCTGATTTTGCTGTCATAACTGATTCAATACCGTTGGTAATTGCTACTCCACCTCTTGGAGTAGAAGTTCCATAAGCTAAATATGGTCGTGGGTGTTCTACATCTTTTCCAACAGTAAATGGAATAGTTCCGCATTCAGCTTTAAATGTATAATCTTCTACAATAATTAAAGAACCAGCACCTTGAGCAGGAATAACCTCTGTTGGAAAAGCGTGTAAATCATAGATATTCTGTGTAGTTAAAGCAGTTCTGGTAACAGAATATCCTCCAGAAGGAACAAATGTAGGAGCAGTAGTTGAACCAACATTCTCATACATCGCACTAACAGAAGTATCAGCGTTTGTAAGAATAAACTGGCATCCTTTAGCGTATGTAAAGGCAGTAGTATCTCCGGGAACAGAAGTTCCTGAAGCTAATAATACATTACCAGAACTATCCTTTTGAAGAGCCGTAACAGTAGATTCATCACTAAGAGTTTCTCCGTCCATTTGTAGAGCATTTACAGCCGTAGTTTTATTTGTTTTATCAGTTGCCATATTTTTGTATTTTTTTAATAATCATTTGTAAATTGACGACCACTTCTTCATTAGAAAAGTCAAATAAACTATAACCCTTATTGAGAATATCTATGTTTTTCTCTTTCTTAACAATATGGTTTCCGATTTCTACAATAAGGCGTTTTCCAATTAAGAAGTCATATTCTCTTCCATCAATTAAAACTCTATGTCTGAAAGGAATATGGCGTCTTTTTAATTCTTCACCTACAATTCTTTCAGCTTTTGTTGAGTTTTTTTTGATTAAAAGAGTTCTCATACTGTCGTTTCCTTAATCAACTAACTTGGACAGTAAAGTTAGTTGCTTTGTTGGCGGGTTTTTTAACGAGAACCCGATAACTCGCTTATCTACAAGGGATAAGAACCATTTTTTTATATATTTTAACCGTGCAAATTAGGTAGTTGCAGCTGAGCCTATCATCCACTGCCAGCTTTGGAAACCTGGTCTAAACATAGTTGAGGCGGTATAAACTTTTGTGCCGTTGTTGATAACTTTATCGTCATCAAACTTAGGCTTCCAACCCCAAACCATCTTAGCCATATAATCGGCTCGTTCCATATCTATCACGAACCAATAATTTCCATAAGTAGTAGATGGTATCCAAGAAGCTACTCGGTAGTCAATATATCCTGCTCCATTATTGAAGACATTATTGACTCTGTTAGCACTGTCAGGATTTCCAATAGAACGCAGGATTTCTTCAGCTCTTTCCTTTTTCTCCCTTGCTACAATTAAACGAAATTGTCTACAAGGAATGAGTTGAATACCTTTGTCGTCATAGAATCTATCCATCCTCTGACAAGCTATTTTAAGATTATCATAAGATAGAGCAACAGTGTCTAAATCGTTATCTTGAGTAGCAGCTTCTTTCATTGTGTGGCTATCTGCAATTAAAGCTGCGGAATCTCCGCCTGTGAAAAAGGTTGTCCCAAATCCAAGATAAAATATCTTGGCGGCATCAGTATCAATTCTGGCATTTACTGCATTCGCAGTAGCGCTAACCAAGTTGTTAATTTTTGGCCAGAGGTTAAAGCGAAGCATTTCTTCAGTAATTGATATTGCCTTAGTTTTCTTGGTTGGAGAAATTTCTACTTGAAATCCCTGTGCCAATTCTTCTTGGTCATAGGCCTCTTTCTCACCAGTTGGTTGAGCTAATCCTAATCCAGAGAAGTTCTCGTATTTTGGTTCAAGTATTTCAGCTGTAGTATCTCTCATTCCCAGCTGTCCATACTCTAATCGTGTGGATAATTGAGTATTCTTCTCATCCCAGATTCCTCTAACACGAGGATCTGCAAGGTCAAATAAAGTGTTAATATCTGCCATTATGTTAGAACAGAGTTATATGTTTTACCAAATAATTTGACAAACCTGAAAACTCCTTGTCTTAATCCACTTCCTGAACCAGAACCACCTTCGGCTTGAGGATCAACTTCTAAACAAATTACTTCTGCGTCAGTCAATCCTGAACCCAAAACAACAGAAGTATCAACTTGCTGAATAGCAGTTGTTCCATCAGAATGGATAGCAAAAGTTAATCCTACAGATGAAATAGCTGTCATATCAGTATTACATCCCATTAAGAAAGATAATTCTTTCTGGGTTACATCAATATATCTAGGATATACTTTAGCAACAGTGATATTAGTATCACTCATTGTTTGAGTTCTTAAAACTACTCCTACAATACCTGGACTTGAAGTTGCTCCTTTAAGCACTAACTGACCTCCTTCTTGGGCAACAACATCTCCTTTGCTATAAACAGTAGAGTTGCTTCCAATAAAGAGAGCAGCGTGATTAACTACAGCTTCACTAGGCGTATTCCACAATCTTGCACCATGAATGGTTTCTGCCATATATAGTGTATTTAAGTGTATTTAATTGTTAATTATCACTTGTTTTTTCTTCTTTTAACTTCCTGACTTTCTCATCATCGGTTTCAACTTCTCCAGGATACTTTTGTTTCATCTTCCAGTATTCTTCAGGAGAGCCATAACCCATTTTCTTGATGATATCTCGTTCCTCATCACTAAATTGAGGCATTTGTTCAGGATTAGAAGAAGGATAACCAGTTAAACCCTTTGTAATAGCTACATCTGAAAAAGCTCCTTCGGCTTTCGCCTTATTAACTCTTTCTTGATGAGCCTTATCACGAAGTTCCTCATGACTTTCAGCAGCATACGCTTTTTCTAAATAATTAACTACCATTTCTTTATTTCTCTCGGTAATTTCACCTTGAGCCAAAGAATGATAATTCTTCATAACTCTTTTGAGTTTTTCAGGATCTTTAGTTAAAGTAGGTTTATCTGCTAAGAAGTCTTTAAGAGCAAGTCCTCTGACTTCATCTTTCTCCATCTCCATTTCCTTGTTAACAGGCGATACTTTATTATCAATATGCTTGTCCCAAGCTTTTACAGATGGATCTTTATAGTCAATCGGAGGAAGATCATCTTCATCATCTTCCTCTTCTCCAGAAACAACTTTTTTAGCTGTCTTTTTAATCTTGCGTATCTTACGCAATTCTTCTTCAGCAGCTTTTCTTGCTTCTAAAGTTCGTCTTATATCTTCTTCTTGAACTTCGTCTTCATTTTTTTTCTCTTGAGGCGGCTCTGCTGGAGTTTCCTCCTTTGGAGTTTCCTCTGGCGGCGTTGGGGGAGTTTCGTTCTCCTCTTCACCGAGTATTTCGTCTAATTCTTTAGTCATAACTTTATAAGCTGTGGTTTTGCGTGGAGCTTACCCACGATTATATTAATAATTAGAGAGGATGTTAGCGCTATCCTCAAGCGATTACATTTTATAATGTGCTTTTCTTGCTTTCTCGTATTTTTTATTATTATATTTTTTCTTCTTTTTCTTGCCTGGAATATAGTTTAAATCTATGGCTGGATCTATTTTTTTATATGCCATTTTAGTATGTAAATTATTTCTTCTTGCGACCTTTTTTCTTTATTTTACCATATTTTTTATCCCAGCGTTCAGCTAATTCTGGTTCGTGAATATGCATCCAAGCTCTTTGTTTTGCGCTACGATATGGCATTATTTCTTAGGATATTTATTAAACAATTTATACGAAACAGAAAGAAATTCTTTTAAAGATGTAATTCTTCCAGCTCTTAATCCTCTGGCAAAATCATCTCCCTTATTCATTACTGCTTCTTTCATCATTAAATTGATAGCGTTTTCCATATATAATCTGAATCCTTTTTTAGCATAACATTCTGCTAATGCCTGACACTGCTCATTATCCATTTTATTTGTCGGTTCTTTGTAAAAAGTCAAAGGTTCTAAATCTAAAACTTCTTTCATTAGTTCTGCGAATTTGTCTGGTTTTTGTGTCATTTTTCTACTAACTCACTTAATGTCCCTAATCCCTTAGGGGCTAATTGCTGTGCTGGGCCTTGTTGTCCTTGCTGTCCTTGCTGTCCTTGCTGTGGTAGCATACCCGGCATCATACCCATCATTCCCGGTTGTTGCTGTGGCTTAAATTGGTCTGTATCTATATCATAGCTCTCATTTACAAAATCTATTAACCTCTCTACATCAATAGGAGATACTTGCATAATACTTAATCTCCAATTAGCATATTCCATTCGTGAAGCTTGGTCTAATACAGCATTCTTCTCATAAGAACTATTCTTTATAATCTGAATTGTCCAATTAAAGTCATTAAAAGTATTAACATCAATAGCCAATGCCTCTGTTGGAGTTTCCTCTAACTCACCCATTTCTTCTAATACTGATAATTCTTCTTGTTTAGCCAATCTTTGATTCTCATCTAACTTACCAGTAAGCTGGATAATCCTTGTTCCCATCTTACCATCTTCTAACTTAGTATTAGGCAATCTTACTTCCCGATATAGTAAATCCTCTACTTCTTGTCCCTTTTTACCAGTAATCTTTTCTATCTTAGGAATAGAATAGAATTGTAAGATATGACTAACTCTTAATTCTGTTCTATCTCTTTCAAAATCTTCTAAGAAGTTCATAGAAAATCCCAGTTTAGCCATAGTTTCTTGCTGTTGAAGCAATACCTGTCTTACTGCCAGCTTCCCACCTCTTTGAGTTTGAGCCTGACCAGCTCCCTGAACATTACCAGAGTTATCTTGAACAAACTTTAAAGCCATATTTATCATATTCATCTCTCCTGAATTAACTCCAGGCAAGGTTTCCCACTTCCATTTATCAATATCAGTAACCTTTCTTATCTTATGGGCTTCTAATCTTGTATCTTCTATAATGTCATCTACATCAGAAGTAAGTCCGAATGGCAATAATGAACCATAGGTCTTATCTACCATCATATTCCAGATAGTATTGATTAAATCCTGATCGCCTTGTATCTTCTGTGGAAAACCTGCTCCCCAGAAGAAATCATTGCCAAATGGCTCAAATACTCCTTTAGCAAAAGGATACTGGCCGTCTTTAAAAGGAATTGTGCCAGAGTATAATAAAACACCATTAACAAGAATGATGTGCTTTTGTTTGCTTTTATTATAATATCTTACAATTTGAACTTGATTTTGAGTTAAATCGTGGGGAATAGATTGCCTGTAAAATGGGCGTGGCTCTATGCCAAAACTATATGTTCCAGCTATTACATACTTCCAATTAGGATAATCTTTAAACTCTACTTCTGCTTCCTCGTAAGTAGTTATCTTTAACCACTGAACAAATGGCTGTTTCTGAACATCTGGCTGATAAGGATTAGAGATGTAGAAGTCTTCTACTGGCACTATTTCCTGAAAGCAGTTATCAAACACGGTTCTAACTTCTTTTCTTGTCTTTATATTCCCAGTTTCAGCATCAAAAGAAATAGGAACTGGAAACTCCTGTTCTTGTTTAACATATCCCTCGTATTTTATAACCGTCCCCTTGATTGTATTCTCTAAAGCACTCTCAAAGAAACGAGAATCTCCTTGTTCCTCATTAGATGAGAACTGGTTTAAGTCAGTTAAAGTTTGAGCCAGCTTCTTATTAGTCAATCCAGTCTTCTTATCTACTGCTGTTATCTTTGGCTTAGGCAACGATAAAGCCGTCTTAACAAGATAAGATATGATTTGATTGCGAGTATAGTTAAGAAATATCCTAGACTGCCAGTCTTCTAACAACTCGCTTCTGGCTGGGATATATCCATTCCAGCGTTTAGTCCAATCGTCTATTACCTCATACAAAGAACGACCATTAAAGTAATTATATACCTTGTTGATGACATTTCTTCCTAATACCAAATCATCTAAAACAAGTTTAATGTCTTTTTGGTCTTCTTTGCTTGGACTATATGTTAATTGGTTTTTGGGCTTATCTGCCATTATTTAATGGCAACCTTTTTTTTGCTATAACACAATCTGTTGTAAGAAATATACCAGCAGCTGAAACAGCATTGGTTAATGTAGATATTAGGACCTTAGCTGGGTCAACTACTTTATTCTCAACTAAATCCTCGTATTTATTAGTATTAAAATTGTATCCGTAATTTATTTCGTCTTTTTCTAATATACTTGCTATAAGTTTATCTGCCTCTAATCCAGCGTTTTCTGCCATCTGCTTAATAGGAGCTTCTAATGCCTTTTTTAATATCTTACTTCCTGTTTCTTCATCTTTATCATAAGCATACATCTTTGTTTTCCTTAATCTTAACAACACAACTCCCCCCCCTGCCACAATCCCTCCATCAACAGCAGCTTTAGTAGCATTCAGAGCATCTTCTACCTTGTGTTGCTTGGCTTTTCTCTCTATTTCAGTAGCAGCGCCTACGCTAATAACTGCTATTCCTCCTGTAAGACGAGCTAATCTTTCTAATAAATCAGCAGATTGTTTAGATTTCTCTATTTCTGCCTTAATTTGCTTAATTTTATCTTTAACATTACCCTTACCCCCTATAATCGTAGTATTATCTTTAGTGGAAATTACTTTCTTAGCTTTACCCAGATGTTTCATCTCAAAACTTTCTAATCTTAATCCTGTTTCCTCTGATATTAGCGTTGCTCCAGTAATAAGAGCTAAATCTTGTAATACTTCCTTATCGGGTGCTTTTATCCCCAGAGCATTAAACAAACCTCTTTCTTTATTAACTACTAAGGTAGCTAAAGCTGAATCAGTTATATCTTCTGCTATGACTACCAGCTCTTTCTTACCTGATTGGGCTACTTTCTCTAATATGGGCATCAATTCAGACTTAGCCATAGAAATCTTTTTATCAGTTATTAAGAACAATGGATCTTCATATTCAGCTTCTAATTTATCAAACTTATTTATCATATATGGAGATATATATCCACTATTAAACTGAATACCTCCCACTATTTCTTTCTCTAATCCAAATGTCTTAGACTCTTCTATCTTGATAACACCATCTTGCCCTACTTCCTTGATAGTATCAGCGATAAGCTCTCCTATCTCCTCGTTTTCAGCAGATATAGTGGCTATCTGCTTCATTTCTTCTTTTGTTTTAATAGGCTTGGCTAACTTTTCTATCTCTTTGATAAGAACTTCTAATCCCTTTTTCATTCCAGCTCTTATCTTTAAGGGATTTACCTTATACTTTAATCCTTCGTTAATAAGAGCTTGAGCCAAGACGATTGAAGTAGTTGTGCCATCTCCTACTGCTTCGTTAGTATGTTCTGCTACTCCTTTTATAATATCAGCTCCAGCTTCTTCTACTTCATCTCTTAAGTGTATCTTACGGGATATATATACTCCGTCATTCGTGGAGAAAGCTGGGACTACTTCATCTTTTATTACTACATTCCTGCCAGTAGCACCCAGCGTTATCTTTACTGCGTCTGCTACTTTGTTTATTCCTTTTAATAATTTGTCTTTAGCTGTTTTATTGAATAGTATTATTTTTTCGTCCATTTTTTTTAGGTTTAATTTTTATAACATACCCACTCGTATCTCTCTCTATCTTATAATCTAACTTTAAATGATAGAAGAGTGTTTTTATAAGGCAATATAATAACTCTAAAGAGAGTTTATGGTCGTTTAATCTGGTTTCAAAGTTTTTCATTCTACCACAGCCAACACATCATCCTCGCTAATAAGCATAAACTCCTCTCCTTTATGCTTTATCTTACGAGGAGAATAGTGGATAAAAATTACTTTATCTCCTTTTTTTATCTTTAAGGGAAGGACTCCCACTAAAGTATGACGACCTGCTCCAGTTGAAATAACTTCGCCTTCTGCTATGTTTTCTGACTTGTTAGTGTCTGGATAGATAAGTCCTGACTTGGTTTTTTCTGGTTTTATGGGTTTTATTAGGATATTTTCGTTGAATGGTTTAATAGACATATTTGTTCTCTTTTCTCATTATTCTTCCGTCTTTTTCTATCCAAGAATGAAAACCACCAGGACATTCTTTTATTATTTTATACTTGCTTTCTATTTCTGGTTTGATGTCTTCTTTGATTTCTTCAACTATTTCTGGTTCTTTTTTCTTAACTGGTTCTTTTTTCTTGAATAGAGATTTAAGAGCTTTTAAAAGATTCATAATATCTTATACTTCTCCACTCCTCGCTGTTTGAGTGGTTTATCTTTATAATGGTCAAATTGGCTCAAGATTTCTCGTTCTCTTTCTTTTTGATAACTTAATGGAACATTAGGCAAGTCCCAGACTGCTAAGGCTAAACTTATTACTCGGTCATCTGTGGTGTTAGTTTCCATTTTAATCTTCTTAGTCTTCTCGTCATATTTATACTGCCAGCTTTCTAATTCTTCTATCAACCCTATATCATTAGGAAGCTTTATCTTATCTTTTTCTAATAAGATAACGAGATTTTCAAACAATGCCTGCTTGCTTCGTTCTGTGAATTGATAAGATTCTACTGGTAATCTCTTTTTACTAAGATTTTCATAGATAGGGTCTCCAACTCCTGTGCTATCTACTCGTATCAAGGCCTTATTATACCTCAAATGCATAGCTTCTATGCGCGCTTCTTGTAAGTTCCAATCTATCTGGTTGAATCTATCCTGATGTCCTACCTTGAAGCTTGTAAGGTCAAATGGAGTAAGAACAGTCCAATCCTGATGCTTGGCTAGATCTACTCCTATTCTAAATCTCTTATCTGCTTCTATGCTTAAATGACCACTATAAAGATTCTTTTTTATTCTTCTAAATACCTGACCAGCTCCTTCGTGAAACTCACAGAGAAACTCCTGATTAAAAAGAACCTCAGTCATATCTCGCTTAGCTTCTTCTATCTCTTCTAAGGGTATGGAGTCGGTTTCATAAACATCTTTTACGCTCCAATACCAGTAATTAGGATTCTGCTTAGCCTTTTCTAATAACTTCCAAGCGTGGTTCTTTCCTTTAGGAGTGAAGATAAATGTGGCTGTGCCTTGATTTTCTCTTAATACCGGCTGAATAATAGCATTCCACATTTCCTCGTTAATCTCAGCATACTCATCAAAAACTATATCTATCGGGCCTATTCCTCTATGTTTATCTATATCCTCACAACCAGCAAATCTTTGAATACTTCCGTTCTTATAATAAACTGCTAACTCACTTTCGTTTAATTTATCTACTATTTCAAGAGGGATATGTTCTTTAACTAATGCATCCCATATTACCTGCTTGGCTTGTTTATAAGTTGGGAGGAAATAATAGTAGATACCTTTTCTTTTTTGTGTTCTGGCTATCTGCTGATTAAGAGCTGTTTTAGATTTACCGCTTCTTCTATTCCAGACAGCTATCTTGAATCTTTGTGGTGCTTTTAAAAGTTCTAACTGATAACTTCTTGGCGTATATTCATGGGGAATTGTTATCTTTATCATAATCTACTACTTCAATAGTTATACCTGCTTTTTCTGTTTCTTTGCCTGATAATAGTTGAGAGTTTTTAGTTAAAACATCTACTATACCTGATAAATCTCTTGCTGAACTCTTTTTTAATTTCTCATCTGAAATAAACTTTAATGCTTTATCTCTTTTTTTATTTAATTTATCAACAATAGGAGATAATTTATCTTGAATAGTTTTACTTTCTAATATCCTAATTGCCTGTTCTGAAGTTTCAGTAGTATATCCAGCTTCCAAGAGCATTTTCTTTAAAGTTTTTGTAGTTTTTTTATCTCTGTAATTCTCTGTAATGATATTTATTAGCTTCTGTTGCTTAGGAGTCATCTTAATAAATTGTTATCTTTTTAATTCAAACAATTATTACAAATTATTGATTTTATTTGTTGCCACTTATTACCAATTCTTAAAGTATCTCTCATAATATAGTCCCATTCAGTTTTTATTCCATTAAATAACATTGGATAATCATTCATATCTTTTAGTTCTTTTTTACATTCATCGCAATGATAACTATACTTATTGAATATACCTATTTTACCTTTTTGTTTAAGCATTGTTTTAGTATTTTTAACCTAAAGCAGAGACATAACAGACAGAATTTTACTTTCAATGAATAGATAAAGGTTGAAAATAAAAAGAAAGTATGGAACACCACTTACTTGATTTCTGTCTCTGCTTTTCGGAATAATTTGGGCTTATCCGCTTATAAGTGAAACCTTGAAATGATGTCCCTGCTTTAGGGTGAAAGGGTTATTTACTGAACTCTGGATAGAATACTCTTTTAATGCTTTGAAAAAATATATTTCATAGCATAACTTCCAATATTCTACCCATAGTCCAAAAAATAAATGAGTAATACTTCCACATTATTACAATCTTATTTAACAAAAGCAAGAAAAATCATATAGATAATTAAACCGAAAGACATTACTATTGCGTTTAATTCCAATAATCTAATTACTATTGACCCAAAAACTATAAAAATTGGGTTCTCTGATATATTCTTATTCAATTGTTTTTTTTCACTTGCCATAATTCTTAAAAAATAAAAACCCTACTTTTAAAGGGCTGTTTCATCTTTATTAAAATGAGTATTTTGATTTGTCATGATAGTAAGGGATAGATGGGGATTCGCACCCCATTGGTTTTTACTGGTTCGCTTCTTTGCCGAACGGGGCTTTCGCCCACCCTTTCGGGCTCTTCGGCTTAGAAACTTTTAACCCCCAGACGAAATGATGGGCAACACCAAAAGGATTCGCAACCCTAATTATAATTTCAGAAGTAAGTTGTCATCTTGCTTCCTATCTAGTTCTTCCTAACTAGCAACTATCCCATAAAACCCAAGTGGTAATTTCTATGGCTTGAGTGATTCTATCTTAGCATACTGACAGAGAAAGTCAATAGGCAAAAAGATGGAGTTTTCCACAGAACAAGGTTATTGACTTATTGTCTTGGTTTGATAAAATTAAAGTATCCAGTGAAGGCAACTATCACACTAATACAATTTTGAGCTTAAAGTTGTGCCTCCACGCCTTCACTGGTTTGGAGGCGCTTCGTTTTATAATGGCAAGTCATCGCTATATTAATACAAAATTCTGGACTGATAGCTATATTTCAGATTTAGATCCTACTCAAAAGTATTTATTTTTATACTTTCTAACAAATCCTCTAACAAATATAGCTGGGATTTATGAAATATCTTTAAAACAAATATCTTTTGATACTGGAATAAAAATGAAAGCAGTTAATAATATACTTAAAAAGTTTAAAAAAGATAAAAAAATAACCTATATTGATAGTTGGATAATAATAGCTAACTTCCCAAAACATCAAGAATATAACAGAAGTCCTCTAATAAAGACAGGAATAGAGACAATTTTAGATAAAATACCCCAATCAATACGATATAGATTGAATACCCTATCTATACCCTATACATACCCTTTGAACTATCTTAATTCTAATCTTAATCTTAATCTTAATAAGAATAAGAATACAAATCCTTCTTCTTTTAAAAAAAGAGAAGATGGGAAAAAACCCTATTATAACGATTTAGAAGTTAGAGATGTCAAAGGTAAACTCTGGTGTATTCCTAAAGAGGGCGGCCAATGGCTTGAGTTTAATGGTAATAAGAAAGATATAGTTTATAAATAATATGAGAAAACCCAAACCAGAAATAGAAGAAACTAAATAATATGACAAAAGAAATAAAACAATGTTATAAAAAAAAATACAACTTATGGCATATGCTTGGACATCACAAGTATATGAATTGTATAGAATATAATGATTATGGGCTTGGTGGAGAAACAAAGATTGAATATAGTTCACCTTGGGCACAATTTGCCACTCGTTATAATAAATATCAATGTAATGATTGTGGAAGAACATTTTGGATGCCTAAAGGTAATTTTGAAGAAATAAAGATGATGGAGAAAAAGACGATAATGGTTTTAAAACATTATGAGAAAAATTAAACCACAAAAAATCGCTTCGCTTTGTTCAAATTGCCTTACTCCTATGCTTATAAGTTCTTCTGGTTTTAAAAAAGTATGGACTTGTAAAAATAAAGCCGAATGTGGAGGCAAGGACATTGATTATTAGGGGAAGAAGAAAAATAATAACAAACCATGATAAAACAATGTATATCTTATAATAACTCCTACAACACTCATCACAATAAACAAAAGTATTGTTCCAGAGAGTGTTATTTTAACGATTACGATAGAAATTGGTTCAATATCTTAATCAAGTGTATATCTTGTGGAAAATGGTGTTTAGTAAGAATAGACGACAATTCCGAGAAGCTTGTTAGATGTCGTTGTAGTAGTAAAATCTTAATTAGTAAAGAAGAAGTGGAGTGGATTATGAGGGGGGAGAAAAGTTATTAACAGGTTGAGGTTGACAAGGTATCTTGGTATGATAAGATTAAAATATAAGGATGAGGTAATAAATCATAACTAAAAAATATATGGATAAAAAAGACAAAAAAATCAAAGTGTTAAATGAAAAAATAAGACGATCAAGAAAACGAATTCTAAAAATAAAAGGATTACAACAGAAACAAAATAAACTATTAGACCAAATAAAAAAAAATAACAATGAAAAAAAATAAATGTTCAATTTGTAAAAAAGAATTTGGAGAAAATGAAATGAGTTTTGCTGGATATGATAATAAAAAAGGTAATACTTCTACTTGTGGATTATGTTTCTTCAATAAAAATAAAGATTTAAGAGAAACAAAAAAGGTCGGCAAAGCAAAAATAAATAAATAAACTATTATGGACAATCAAGCCCTAATAGGAATGATATGTTTAGTAGTAATGGCGTTTATTAGTTTGGTATTAATATGAAAAAACAAACCTGTAAAAATTGTAAGTATTTTGAGAAAGTAGAAAACTTTCGTGATAGAAAAGGTTTTGGATATTGTAAAAGACTTCCTCCATCTATAACTTTTTCTGGTAATTTAGGAGTTTATTATCCTCATAATTCAGAAAATGATTATTGTGGAGAATATAAACCTAATATAAAACAAAATTATGACTAAACTAACCCAGCCAGCTATCTATCGCAAACAAATCAGAAAAGGTCTTCTTACCGAAGAAGAGTCAAAGCGTCTAACAGCAGAAGCTAACAAAAGACAAAGTTTAGAAGAGGAGTCAAGAGAAAGAATAGACGCAGAAGAAGAAGAGGAGGATAACAAGTATTATTGGGGGGATTAATTAATGGTGAACATTTAAAGAAGCAAGAGGCAAGTTGGCTGTTCAGCATTTACTTGCTTAAACCCTTTCCAGAGGAATATCTTGCTTCTTTAAATAAAACAATGGAAAACAAAGAACTAAAAAAAGTATTCAAAGCTCACGAACAACAAATGTCGTTAATAGGAGAATTAATAGACGAACCTGACTTTAATCCAGAAGAAGTGGAAGAAAGAAGGTTAGAAGAAGAACAAAATAGTAAATCTAAATAAAACTATTATGGAAGAAAAAGTATTTATTGAATATATTGACATTCAAACTCAAATTAAAAAGTTAGAAGACCAAAAGAAAGAGCTATCAGTAAAATGTTTAGAAGAAATGAAAAAGAATGAACTTAATCAAGTTAAAAATCCATTAGGAACATTTTCATTAGTAGAAAAGAAAACTTGGACATATTCTAATGCTATTAAATTATCAGAAGGAGCAATAAAGGAATTAAAAAAAGCTGAAGAAGAAAATGGAATTGCTATATCTAAAGTTTCAGAGTCATTAAGATTTCAATTAGTAAAATGATTCCAATTCAAGACATAATCAACAAAACTCTTAAAGAAAAGAATAAAAGAGAAAAGAAAGAAATAACTTCTTGGCATATCAGCAGATTAGGTTCTTGTTTAAGAGGTGTTTATTATGAACGATTAGGCGTTAAACCAGATACAGAAATAGACGATAGAACTTTAAGAGTATTTGATATAGGAAATAAGATTGAGGATTGGGTAGTAGAACAGCTAACCTTAAATCCTAACATCAAAGTAGAAACCCAGATTAGAGTAGAAGACAAAGATTTAAATGTATCAGGTTATGCTGACTTAAAACTCGGAGTTAATGGAGATACAGAGTTATACGAGATTAAATCCAAACACTCAAAGTCCTTTTGGTGGATGGAGAAGAAGGGAGAAGGCGCACATAGGCATCATCAATACCAGCTATGGCTCTATCTATGGCTTACAAAGATATCTAAGGGCAGTTTAGTGTATGTCAGCAAAGATGATATGACTATACTCCAATATCCCGTCTTAAGGGATAATAAGGCACTCTATAACGAAGTTATGAAAGAGTTAGAACTGCTTAATAAAGCGTGGAAGAAAAAAGACCCATCTATTCTTCCCCTTTATGACGATAAGGACTGGCGTAGCAAATTCTGTCGCTATCATTCTCATTGTAAGGATAATAAAGAATAAATAAAAATTATGGAAAACTTAAAATTAACACAAGAAATAAAATACTTTCCAAGTATTAAAAAGTGGTGTTGTGGATTATGGTGTTATCGTGGAGAAAATAAACAAAGCATATTAGAAAATGGATTTCATAAAAAGTTAGAAAAAGCCCAAAAAATAGCAATGGATAACTTTAAGAAATCATTGGCATTTCATAAAGAGCTTGAAGTTCCATTTGAAAAATCTGAAATAATAATTTAATAAATATAATAAAAAACTATTATGACAAAAACATTAGACGAATACGCTAAATCAAAATCAAACTTCGTTAGTATAAAAGCAGGAGAAAGCTATTCCTGTGTATATAAAGGATACAAGTTTATAGAAAAAGATAGCTTTGGAGAAACTAAAGAGTATGCCCGTTATCTTTTAGAAGATTTAGAAGATAAACAGGTTCGGAACTTAGATAGCCAGTCAGCTTCTTTTGCCGACCAGATGAGTGAAGTAAAAGAAGACTCTAAGATTAAGATTACCAGAACAGGCGAGGGTATGGATACAAAGTATGAAGTGGAAGTATTTAAAACTGATTTCCCATTAGAGGAAAAAGATAAGTTTGAGGAAGTGCCTGTAGATAGAGATGAGTAAGACACTCCAAGATTATGTTCAAGAACGAACTGGCAGAGGAAAGATAGTTAAAAAATATAAAGTCCCCAGTAAATCAGAACCTAATAGCTATCATATTGTGGAAGTTGATGAAAATAATAAGTATTTTTGCGATTGTGTGGCTTCAATGTATAAACGGGATTGTTCGCATATTAAAATGGCAAAATTATGGAAAAAATAGTCTTCAAAGGATACGATGTATTCCTAAAACAATTAAGAACAGATAAAGGTTTTAGAATTGAGGTGGATACAGGATTAGATGAATATGACAATATAAAAGATATTCCTAAACTTCCCAGTGGTGTTTATAAAATAATAATAGAACCTGAAATAGAAGAAACTAAATAATATGAAAAGCTACAAAAAAAGTAAAGCGTGTGATGAATGTGGAACATTAGTTGTAAGTTGGAAAATAAAAGAAGTGCCTATTTTATGGGATAAAAGTTGGGAGGAATATAGCACTTTATCTTTATGTAAAAGATGTTGGGAAGAAAAAGGATATGATATTATCGCACTATATTATGATAATAATCCAATGATTTCATCATATCGTTATTATAAGTTAGTTTCAGTTAAACCTAAAAAACCTAGATAAATATGCCAATAATAACACTTTGTTCCCATTGTAGCGTTCAAGCAAAAGGTAAAGACAAATACTGTCCTCAATGTAAAACAGCAGAAGGCCGTAGAGAAATGGATAAGAATAATAAGAAATTAAATCCAAAATATAAATGTAAAGTTTGTAAAGAAAAATGAACTCCCTACTCATAGCCCTACTATTCTTAACAATAGGATATCTCTTTTCTGAAACAAAAAACAAAACCCCTGAACTCAAAATCCATCTCAAAACCAAACTCCACGATTTAATAGAACATAATCTGGCCTTAGAAGGATACGATTGCTTAAAAGGTTTCCGAGCCAGAAAACAAACTAATAAAGAAGTTTATGGTTTAAAAGGAAAAGAATTTGATAATAGTGTTAAAAGCAAGTATGTCCAGCAAACAGCTAAGATAGTATTCGCTTCCGGTTTATTAAGAGATTTAGGAGAAGAACAATATGTAAATGAACAATGGAAAAAGTATGGTATTAAGTTAAGTCGGGATAAGAATTATGTAATTTATAAGAAGATAAAATAAAACTATGAAAATACAAAAGTTAAAACCTAAGATAGAAAAAGAGTTTGATAAGAAGTTTCAAGAATATGATGGTATTTGGATTAAAAATAATAAAGGATATTGTGATGCTCTATTAAAGAAAGACATTGAGCAATTCCTTGCCGAGAAACTGGCTCAAAAAGATTTAAAAATAAATATGAAAATACAAATCTATAAAATACTTCATAAAATATTTGGTTGTAAATATAAATATATTTGGTTTTTAAGTGGAAGTTATTGTAAGATTTGTGGCAAACCAAGATTATTT